CATGCCCCGTTTATTGAGTCTTGTTATATAAATGTTCGTGATGCTTGCTTATGTACTTCCCGCACTGATTACAATAGTGTTGTCTTTTAAAATTATATAGTCGTTTTCCCTTTGCATTAGTGCAGGCGCAAGGCCACATTTTAGTATATTTGAAGTTCTGAGCTTCTCTTTTGACTATCCGCCTGACCCATTCGCTGAAAGAGATCTCTTTGTAACGGCATATTCGCTTGGCTAAAAAGTACCACTCCGCAGTAGTAGGGAATTTGAGGGCCACCTGTTTGAGCGCCCCGCCCCAGTGCGGAGTACGACCCGAACTTATCCCGCCCATTTATTCCGCCTTCGAGCAATGTTTACACATTACCCAGCCATGAAGATTTCTTTCTCCAATATACGATCTGGTCATTGATTCGCACCTGATACAACGTGCTAGAGTTCTATTGCTGTTTGCCATTTTATCTCTCCAAGCTTAAAGGAAAGAACCCCTATATAGTATATACGGTATATACGGAAAATAAAAGAAGTGGGTGACTGTAAAACACAATAAGTATATACTTAATGTAAAAGAGAGGGTGTCATACCTATTATTATTAGTATATACTATACTATATATTATATTATATTATATATTATTCTTTACTTTAGACCTAGTCTAGCTCTGTTCTGGGGCTGTTTTACCCCTACTTCGGGGTTGTTTTGGGTGTTTAGTAGCCCTTCTAGGCCACTTCTTTTCATTAACATCTCTGCGACAAGCCCCATTATGGGGTTATCTTTGGTTATTGCTTTGATTGTACTTTGGCCTGTAGACTCGTCTAATTTTTTACTGGCCGCACCCAGAGAACCAAAAAAAGAAGATTGGAAGTTCTCAAGCATTCCGTGGGTCCGTTCTTCAATTTCATCTACGATCGGTTCCAGAATAATTAACAGGTCTTTGTCACTTTCTGTAGACTTTGCCCATTCAACCCATTTATCTTTACTCAGTTTGGCGATATAATGACTTATTCCAAAATAGAATAATGACCAAGCGATAAAGTACCCCAATAGTTCTAAGGCTGAAATAACCATTTACAGGCCTTTGGGTCTAAGGCCTAAACGTGATGGTCCACCGCCTAGAGTCTGTTCATATGTTAACGTAGGTATTCCAAAAGTTATTTTTCTCGCTATCGGTTTCATTGGTTCTGTAATCCCCGCGTCTTGTGCCAATTTTAACATTGAAATTATCGCGCCGATATTCATTAACCGATCTCCTTTTTGATATAGGTGACAAGGTCGCTAATTGTTGGCGCAACTGGAGCAGGTGCTCCGAAAGTGGGAAGTTTTATGGTTACGGCTTCTTTTATGCCGTCTTTAATCTCTTTGCTTAATTTGCCAACTCTGGATTCGAGATCCGTTATAATATCCTCTGCTAATTTGACGCCAAAAAACCCCGCGATAAATCCACCAATAACAACAGGTACGTTTTCATTAGCTAAAAATGTATTTATATTTTCGTGTATCTTGTATCTCGATAAAGCGTCACGTTCAAGAGCTGTCAGTTTTTGAATCTCAACGTCATCGGGTACCGCCTCGTAAACCATTAGCGCCTCTTCTTCTTGCCTGCGGGGGTTTTCCTGAACGCTACCCCTAGCTTCTTTAGATTAGGTGAACCTGATCTTAATCGGAAACGCGGTTTCTTACTGTTAGCTTTTACAAACTTATTCCACGCTGATAGTTTACGTTTAGGTTTACGTTGTGTCGAAGCATAACCAAAACTTACACCGGATGCCGGACCAGATTTTAGATAATAAGCTTCTAAGTCATCAACCAGATTGTTTAAGATTCTTTTATCTGCAGCATCACGGGGTTTCCCAAAGTAAGATATTATTATCTTGTCTGCGGGCATTACTGCACCTCTCTTCCTTCAAGAACTACGGTCATACTTCCAGTGGGGCCCTGTGCCTTGATCTGCATCCCCGTATTGGGTGGTATAGTATAGTATAAGTTAGGGAATTGGGGCCCGACACCTGCATCAATGATCAGGAACTTGCTAACGTGCAGTGCTTCTCCGTTTCCTTGTACGGTCCAAGAGAGTGCATCGCCCGCAGAACATCCGCTATAATCGAGAGAGACATTGGTAACGACACTATAGAACCTATTAGGAGAGATAAAATCCAGTAAGGTTGTACCGCCTGCGGTTAATGCTTCTAGGCCGCTCCAAGCAAACACATGATCACCGAAGAAGTTCAGGGTCGGCCCCGTCGAAAGTGTCATTTGTGAACTTGTCCAGTGAAGCCTACAGTCCATACTCTAGTATCGGTGTCTGCTATATTGTCTAAAGATATCTTAACACTTGTCAGAGGTGGAATGATTATAGGGACGAAATTTGCAATTTCTCCTGCAGTATTAGAACCTTGACTATTGAACAGATGACTAAACACAATCGCGTCATTAAGGTAAATTTTAAATTCATAATCTTCATTTTCTCCGGCTTTGCTTCCTACTTGAATTTCGCCTATAATATATTCTTTACCTGTTCTAAAATCTAATAAGTTTGTTTCGGTATTGGCTACACTAACTTCGCCACTATATGCATAAACATGCCGACCAATATAATTTAGATTCTTACCAACTGAAGCTGTGAACTGCGGTCCATAACCAACGCCTTCAGGCATTGTTTATTTACTCGAATGTGATTGTGCAGCTAGAATCGATAGTGGCTGCGGTTGTGACCGCGACCTGTATATCCAAAGTATTACCAGAAGTTACGCCTAGTGCTGTTTTTTCTTGCACAACGCAATTAGCTACTCCAGTTCCACCACTTGCGGCCTGTGCGATCGCAGGACCCATGAACGTGGCGTCGCCCTCTTGGAGGGCTGTCCCCGTTAACTTGAAACCTGAACAAAAGTCTGCTCCAGTTCCTACACTACTAACTCCCATTGATATAGAAGATATTTGCGATACTCCGCTTGGTACAACCAAACTTAGTCCAGAACTTGCGAACTGGTTATTCATACTCTGGAAGGAGGTCGTTGCGCTCAACGCGGCCTCAGTCCTAGTGACGACAATCGCCAAGCTACTCACCTACTCTTATTGTTTTCATATTTTTTCCTCTAAGCACGGACCTTGATAGGCCCCAGAGAGGCCAACACGGGAGATCCACGTGAAAATGAACGTACAGCCGCCTTTGCCAAGAACGCACCCACTAATGTTTTGGTGATTGCTTGCTTGTTTGACTTTGCGGACTTCGATAAAGTCGTTAAACCTGAATTAAGATCGCCTGCTAAAAATGACTTCATCGCAGAACCTGCATTAGTCTGTTCTAAAAGAGCCAAAGCGGCCCCAGTTTCAATTACATTAATTCCAAAAGAGCGCGAAGGTTTTCTTCTTGCTCTGCCTCTACGTCTAACCATGCCCCGTTTATTGAGTCTTGTTATATAAATGTTCGTGATGCTTGCTTATGTACTTCCCGCACTGATTACAATAGTGTTGTCTTTTAAAATTATATAGTCGTTTTCCCTTTGCATTAGTGCAGGCG